TTACGATATATCATCTTCTGATACTATTGAAACTAATCGATATTTTGGACTTGGAATTGATGAAACAATTTACAAACCTGTTTCTTGGACAAAGCAAAAAACTGAAAGAAAAATTAATGGTGAATATGTCTATAAGTCAAGAGATTCTTTAGAAGCAGTAATACATCCTGTTGCAAGAATTATTAAAGACGTATCTACATCTGATACTGAAGTGTTTATTGAAAACTCTGAACTGTTTAGTTATGAAACAGATAATGGATATACTGATAACTCCACACCATGCGATGGATTAATTATTGAAAATACAAATCCAATTACTGCTACATTTACTGCCACAATTGGTGGTGGTGCGGTTAGTGGTATAACCACGACTAATCCAGGTTTTGGATATCTCCCAGATCAAACCACTATAGAGTTGAAATTTACTTCTCCGGTAGGTGTAGGAACAACTGCTACAGCAACAGCATCAGTTACTGCTGGGGTTGTTACTTCAGTCACTATTACAAATCCTGGATCTGGATATACGGTTGCCCCTACTATATTTGCAGAAACACCAAATCTCAATATTGAAAAAATTACAGGATTTACTAATATTGAAGGATTCTCAGGTATTGTAACTGGAATTACAACAACTACAGGAACAGGAGGAAATCCATTAGCACTTCAATTCACGATTGCCAGCAATAACTTTACTGGATTATCAACTGGATATCCTATTTACATCTATGATACTCAAATTGGTAGTGGAGTTACATCAATCAATAGTTCAGATTCTGAAATTGTTGGTATCGGAACCACATGTTTAGACAATATATATTATATCTCAGATTGGTCTTATAGTTCTACAATAGGAATCTTAACTTGTAATGTAAAATCGGATTCTAATATAATCGGAATTGGGACAACTGGAAATGCATCAAATCCAGTCGGAAAATATTCATGGGGAAGATTATCTGGAGGAACAAGATCCTCAAGTCCAATATCTATCGGAGTTACTGGAAATATTGTTTCTGGTCTTTCAACATACCCAACGATTCAAAGAAGAGGAATTGGAATTAGAAAAACTGGAGCACTTCCCAAAATTGAAATATAAAATTATCGTATAAATATCTAAAAAACTATCAATATGGCTGCATTCGTAACAGATCAATTTAGAATATTGAATGCTGGTTCCTTTGTAGAGTCTATCAGTAATAATTCTTATTATGCATTTTTAGGACTATCAAATCCAACTGCGACTGGATTTGGCAGAACTGATAATTGGAATACTAGTTCAGCAAATAATCCAGTAGATAATTTTCAATATTTATCTCATTATAGGGATACAAGTCTTTTTGGCAAAAAAATACCTGCAGATAATGCCAGAAGAGTTGTAAGAAAGGTTGAATGGATTTCAGGAAATTCTTATGATATGTATAGGCATGATTATAGACAAGGAAATTCATCTCCAGTCAGTAAAACGGTTAGATTGTATGATGCAAATTATTATGTAATAACAAGTGAATTTAAAGTTTATATTTGCATTGATAATGGTTCTTCTGGATTAAATCCAACTGTAGCAGCATCTTCACTTGAACCAAACCACACTGATGTAGAACCAGTTAAATATTCTGATGGATATAGATGGAAATATTTGTTTAGAATTTCTCCATCAGATGTTATTAAATTTGATTCTACAGAGTATATTGTAATCCCAAATAATTGGACAACAACTACAGATTCTGAAATTGAAATAATAAGAGATGGTGGGAATTCTGAAAGTAATAATAATCAAATAAAGAAAGTATATATTGAAAATGTTGGGGCTGGATATACTAACCAAACTGCGAATATTTTAGGTGATGGTGAGGGTGGACAAGTTTCTATAGTAACGACAAATGGTGTTATAACTGATGTTGTTGTAACTCAAGGTGGAAGAGGATATACTTATGGTATTATTGATCTACCCAATACATCAAATCCGGCAAAATTAATTCCAATTATTCCTCCATCAAAGGGACATGGGTATGATATCTATCAAGAATTAGGTGCAGATAAAGTGCTCATTTATGCAAGATTTGATGACTCTACTAAAGATTTTCCAATAGATACAAAATTTTCACAAGTTGGAATTATAAAAAATCCAGAAACATTTTCGGAAACAAATGTATCAACAGGAACAACTTTTACGGGAAGTACTTTTTCATCATTATATTCTGTTGCATTGACAGAATCTAGAAATGTAGTAATTGGAGAAGAAATACAACAAAATCAAGGTAATGATATTATAGCTAAAGGATACGTTGCTTCTTTTGATAAAGAAACTAAAATTCTTAAGTATTATCAAGATAGGTCATTGTGCTTTGGTAATAAAAATGACCAAACAGAAAGTCTTGAGACTAAAAATATTGCAAAATTTGTCAATAACAAAGAAATATCTTTTATATCTTCTGGAGGATCTAATGGAGTAGTTGATACTAATGTAAATGGTAATGTGATGACACTTAATTTAAAACAGATTAATTTGGGAGTTACATTTACAAATGGACTTGCAAATCCAGAGATAAATAAAAAGACAGGGGATATAATTTATATTGATAATAGACCCGTTGTTCAGAGAGACTCTAGACAAAAAGAAGACGTTAAAATCATTCTGGAATTCTAAAAAAGATGGCACAAAAAACCGACTTAAATATCAGTCCTTATTATGACGATTTTGATAAGGATAAAAACTTTTATAAGGTTTTATTTAAACCAGGATATCCAGTTCAAGCTAGAGAACTGACAACCTTACAGTCTATTTTACAAAATCAAGTAGAGACTTTTGGAAGCAATATATTCAAAGAAGGTTCTATGGTCCTTCCAGGATCTATAACTTTTGATAATGATTATTCTGCAGTCAAATTAAATTCATCAAATCTTGGAGTAGATATTTCAATCTACATTAAGAATTTTATTGGAACAACTATAACAGGAAGATCATCTGGAGTTAGTGCTACAATCAAAAATGTTGCATTAACAACTGACAGTGATTTAGTAGAATACGTTACAATTTATGTAAAATATTCAGCAGCAGGAAATAATTCCGAAACAATATCTTTTCAAGATGGGGAACAGTTAATTGCAAGTCAAAATGTAGTATATGGAAATACTACCATTACTGCAGGAACTCCATTTGCTTCTTTGATAGAATTGAATGCAACATCTACAGGATCTGCAGCTTCTATTGATGATGGAGTTTATTTTGTAAGGGGAAACTTTGTAAATGTTTCTAAGCAGACTCTTATATTAGATTATTATACAAATACCCCATCATATAGAGTTGGTTTAAAAATATCAGAAACTATTGTTAATGCAAAAGATGATGAATCATTATATGATAATGCAAAAGGATTTACCAATTTTGCTGCACCAGGAGCTGATAGATTTAAAATAGATTTAACTCTAATAAAAAAATCAATATCTGATTTTAATGATACCGATTTTATAGAAATTCTTAGAGTTGATGATGGAAAAATTAAAAAAATCGTCAACAAATCAATTTATAACTTAATTAGAGATTATATTGCAGAAAGAACTTTTGATGAGTCTGGACATTATACTGTCGATGAATTTAGATTAAATATTGCCAATTCTCTGAATGATAGAATAGATAATGATGGCATATTTTTAGAGAATGAGACTACAGAACAGGGAAATATACCATCAGATGATTTAATGTGTGTTCAGGTATCTCCTGGAAAAGCATATGTTGCTGGATATGATGTCAAATTAGATGCAACAGCAACAATTGACGTAGAAAATCCAAGAGACACTCAAAATGTTTCAAACATTAATGTTCCTTTTGAGATGGGACATCTTTTGAGGGTGAATAATGTTGCAGGAGCACCAGAAGAAAATGAAACTATTGAGTTAAAAAGTCAATTTAAAGGTGATACTCCACAAACTATAGGACAAGCAAGAGTATATACTTTCAATTTAACAGATGCTGCATATTCTGATGCAACAACTCAATGGGACTTATATCTATACGATATTCAGACATACACCAACTTAACATTTAACAGAAGTGTAACCGGCACAGAAATTCCCAAAACTTCTTTTATAAGAGGAAAAAGTAGTGGTGCAAGTGGATATGCAGTTGCTGCAGGCAGTGGCACGTCTTTAAATATCTATCAAACATCAGGAACTTTTGTTGCTGATGAACAAGTAACAATTAATGGTGTTGATTCTGCTTTAAGTATTAAAGAGTTTACTGTTTATGGAATTAGGGATATCAAATCCGTTTCTCAAACTGGACTAGTTTCAACCTCATTTACTGCAGATACTGTTCTGAATAGAAAGGAAGTCAAAGGAATTTCACAAGTCAGTGTTGCCGGTACTACTTTAACAAGTCCAGGAAAACTTTTTACTGGCATTAACGTTGGAGATATTATTAGATATCAAGATGGAACTGATTTAAGATATAATAGAGTTTCTTCTGTTGATGGAAATTTAGTATCAATAGCAGTAACTTCAATTAACACTGTGTCTGGAGTTTTTGAGGGTGGTATTGGGTCAAATGGAACTTACAATATTGAACTTGCAGTTCCAGAATTAAGAAATAGTGAGAATGCATTTTTATATGCAAATCTTCCAGATTTCAACATTTCTTCAGTCAATCTTTCAGATTCTCAACTGTCTGTAACAAGACAAATCACACCTTTAACTATTTCTGGAAATTCAGTAACATTTAATTTATCCAATGTAACTGGAATTACTAGTGCATCATTTGAAGCATTTGATCAAGAAAGATATTCTGTACATTATAATGGTGGTGGAATTGGAACAATTACATCCGATTCCTTCTTTTTAAGTGGAAATGATGTAACTATTACAGGATTGGATAATGGTAGCAATGTTGTTGTAAATGCAACTCTCAAAAAGAATGGTATTCGGAGTAAAATTAAAGAATATACAAGAAGTGCATTAAATATTGTAAATTTTTCTACTCTTGCTCGTTCTGGTGCTGCAACTAGTGATTCAATTAATGATGGTTTAACTTTCAACCCATATTATGGACTTAGAGTTCAAGATGATCAAATTTCTCTAAATGTTCCTGATGTTTCTAAAGTTCTTGCAGTATACGAATCTACAAATACTTCTGACCCAACTTTAGATATTGTCCAGTTCCCATCAATATCTCAAGTAGACACTGATTCAATTATCGGTGAAGATATTATTGGTTCTGATAGTGGAGCATTAGCAAGAATTGTCACAAAACCATCTTCAAATAATCTTGGTATTGTATATCTTAATGATAAAAAATTATCTGTTGGAGAAAACGTAACTTTTAAAGAGTCAAATATAGTTTCTACACTTGAACAGATAACTCTCGGAAAATATAAAAATATCACGAATAATTTTACCTTAGATAAAGGTCAAAGAGATGAGTATTATGATTATTCTAGATTAGTCAGAGTTGGGAGTCAAATACCAGAAAGAAGACTTTTAGTGGTTTATGATTATTATAGTGTTCCATCATCCGATAATGGGGATGTATTTACTGTTCTTAGTTACGATGCTGACAGGTTCTCTGAGGATATTCCAAATATAGGTCCTAGAAATGTTAGGGCATCAGATACTCTCGATTTTAGACCAAGAGTTCAGGAATTTTCAGGAATAACATCATCACCATTTGATTTTAGTTCAAGAAACTTTGGAACAGATCCAAAGTTTGTGTTAAAGCCTGGTGAAGGATCTTTAATTGGGTATGATTTTTATCTGCCAAGAATTGATAGGGTATATCTTGATAAATTTGGAAGTGTTATTGTCAGAAAGGGAATTTCTTCTATAGAACCAGTTCCACCAGCAAATGAAGATCCCAATTTGATGCAGTTGGCAGAAATTAGTCTTCCTGCATATTTGTATAATGTAGATGATGCTTCTATTAATATGATAGATAATAGAAGATATACTATGAGAGACATTGGTACTCTGGAAGACAGAATTGAAAATCTTGAGAGAGTTACTTCTTTAAGTTTATTAGAACTTAATACAGAATCTTTAAGAATAGAAGATTCTCAAGGAAATAATAGATTTAAGAGTGGAATATTTGTAGATGATTTCAATGATAAATCACTATCTGATAATAATTTAACAACTGCCAATATTATTGGAGGTGAACTTAGACCATTTGCTACAAGAAATTCTTTACAACAGAGACCTATTCCTGCAATAGAAATTGCAGAAAATGAGTTAGATTTAACAGAAAATTATGATCTATTGGATCCAAATGTACAAAAGACTGGTAATGTTATCACTTTAAAATATGATTCTATAGATTGGTTAAGTCAATCTTTTGCAACACAAGTTGAAAATGTAAATCCATTTCATGTTGTTGAATATAATGCTCTGGTCAAACTTTCACCAGATACTGATACCTGGGTGAGAACCTTAAAACTTCAACCAAGAATTATTGAAAGAAATGTTCGAAGAACTATTAGAGGAAGAAGAAACGAAACAAGAGTAGATGTAGGTTCAAATACCGAAACGGTCTTTGTTTCTTCAGGAACAGAAAAATATATTCGTTCAAGAAACGTTTCATTTTTTGGAACTCTTTTTAGACCTCTTGCAAGACATTATCAATTCTTAGATAATCATAGCAATTTAGATTTTATTCCAAAACTTATTGAAATTGCAAATTCTTCCACCTTACAGAATTATGGATCTTCTAATGGAGCATTCCAAATTGGGGAAACTATAAGGGTATTTAATGGTGAAAATAGAATAGGAACATTTAGATTAGCATCATCAAATCATAAAACAGGAAAATTCAATTCCCCAACAACAACTTATTCTACCAATCCATACATAACTTCAGAATCCATACCCTCTGGATATAGTCAGTCTTCAAAGACTATAAACATTGATTTAAATTCTTTGTCTTCTGAAGCACAAGGAGACTTTAGTGGATATATTGAAAAGGGTGCAAAGATAGTTGGTCAGACTAGCGGAGCAATTGCATACGTAAAAGATTTAAGACTCATTTCTGATGTTAATGGATCTTTGTTTGGATCATTTTTTATCAAAGATCCACACACAAATCCAGCACCAAATCCAAGAATTTTTACTGGTAAGAAAACTTATAGGTTAAGCAGTAGTTCCACAAATGAAACTCCATTACCAGGAAGTACTCTTATTTCTTCCGGTACTGCGACTTATACTGCGAATGGAACTTTCCGATCGTTCCAAGATGTAACTACAATTACTACAACTACTACTACTAGAGTAAGAAGAAAAGATCCATTAGCCCAAACTTTTACTGTTGGTAGAGACATTGAGGCTCCGGACTTCAGTGGAGATAATGATGATGATAATGGAGTATTCTTGACAGAACTAGATCTGTTTTTCGCATCAAAACCGAGTGGAAATCAACCACTTACAGTTCAAATAAGAACTGTTCAACTAGGAATTCCAACTTTGAATTCTATTGGAGAATCTAAAACTTTATCTCCAATTGAAATCCAAACTTCATCTAATGGAAACACTGCAACTAGAGTAAAATTTGATTATCCAATTTATCTTGCTCCAGGACAAGAATATGCAGTAGTTTTACTTGCCCCAAATTCGGATCAATATGAGGTTTGGACTGCAAAAATGGGAGAGAAAACTATTGATACTCAGAGTTTACCAGATTCTGAGGCAATAATATATTCAAAACAATTTGCACTTGGAAGTTTATTCAAGTCTCAAAATGGATCTACATGGACTCCTGCACAAGAATCTGATCTTAAATTTAAACTCTATAAAGCAAGATTTGCATCAAATATCGGTATCGTACATTTTGGCAACCCTCCACTTGATGAGAGTAATGGATATGTCCCAACTCTACAAAATAATGCCCTTACAGCACTACCAAAAAATGTAACTCTTGGAATTACTACAATTTCTTCTGGAGATTCATTACTCAATATTTTAACTTCCGGAAGAAGAATTGCAGGTGCAGGAAACTCTTTTGGAACTATTGTTTCTACAGGAAGTTCTGTTTCTGGAATCACGACAACGAATGCAGGTACAGGTTACACATCTCGTAGTAATGTTTCTACTCTTAATGTTTTTGGTCAGGGAACCAATTTGACATTGGATATTGACTCTATCGATTCCGATGGTGCTATTACTGGTTTATCGATAAACAATCCTGGAAATGGATATCAAGAAGGTGATATTATTACCATTGAAAATGGATCAAATGAAACTGGAAGAGATGCTATTATTACAATATCTCAAATTAATGGTATTGACACATTATATCTTACTAATGTTCAAGGATCAATTCCGACTGGTCCATTAGTTTATTATGATACAGATTCCACAACTGTCTCTCTAGCATCGACAAATGTTACAAGTTCAACCCCAGATTCTGAATTAAATTCTGGAAATTATTTGCAGGTTCAGCATTTTAATCATGGGATGTATGCAAACAACAATAAAGTTAAGTTAAACGATATTGAATCTGATACTGCACCATCTACTTTAAGGACAAGTATTGATTTTACAACTGGATTGGGTGGATTCATTCAGGTTGAAGATTCTTCAGTGTTCGAAACTTTTGAGGGACAACCAGTAAGTGCAACAAATTTGGGATATATTAAAATTGGAGATGAAGTTATTGAATATAGTGCAGCATCTTCAAATCAATTGACTGTCAAGGCAAGAGCAATAGAAGGTATTGTAGAAAATCATGAGGTTGGTGCAAAAGTATTTAAATATGAATTTGCTGGAATATCTTTACGAAGAATTAATAATGTAGTTTATGATATTTCCGATACTGGAATTGAAAGTAATTCATATTATATTGAGATTGATAGAGGAACAACATCAACCATAGAAGGAAAATCTATCAGTAGTAATAATAGATCTACTGACGGAACTTATCCCCAAGTATCATTTGCTTCGGAATTAATTGGTGGAGGAAATGAAATCAAAGCAACTGAAAATATATTATTCAACAGAATTAATCCAAGATTTAATATTTTATCTCCAGGAAGACAAACTTCAGTATCTGCAAATATTAGAAGTACTTCAGGAACAAGTGTTGATGGTAATGAAGTTTCTTTCAATTTGGCAAATAATATTGAACCAGTAACTCCAAATCAAGAAAACGATTTAAGTTCTGTTCGTATGGTTTGTTCTAGAGTCAATGAACTAAATCAATCTGCATTTGACAATGTATCTGGAAGAAGATCTTTCAATTCTACATTGACTTTAAATACATCTAATGAAAATCTTTCTCCAATGATATTCATTAATGACTCTACGGTAGAATTTATTTCCGACAATATCAACAAACCGATAACAAATTATGCAGGAGACTCTAGAGTAAATTCAATTTCTGCAGATCCTCACGAATCTGTTTATGTTTCAAATGCAGTGTCTCTTGCACAACCAGCAGATTCTCTCAAAGTTATATTGACTGCTTACAGACCCGATCCAGCAGATATTAGAGTTCTTTATAGTTTAGTTAGAGAAGATTCTGTAGGAATTGAACAGCAATTTGAATTATTCCCAGGATATAATAATTTACAATCAACTTCGGAAGGATCCTTGAGAGTTGTAAATGCAGCATTAAATGATGGAAGACCTGATGTTAGAGTTCCTGCAAGTGAGAAAGGTCAGTATCTGGAATATGAATTTACTGCAAATGATCTTCCAGATTTTAGTGGATATAGAATTAAAGTTGTTATGTCCTCTAGCGATCAGGCAAACTATCCAATAATTAGAGACCTTAGAACTCTTGCATTGAAATGACAAAATTAATTAAAGTTAAAGATCATCCTCATCTTTATCGAGATGGGGATACCGGTGCCATCATCAATTACGATACTTTAGGTTATAATCAACGAATTAAAAGAATTGAGTCTCAAAAATCTCAAAAAGAAGAGTTGGATGATATGAAACGTGATATTGAAGAAATAAAATCTTTACTTAAAGATTTTCTGAATAAATAAGATCTTCCATATCCAATAATATAAATATCTAAAGGAACATATGCTCATCTGAATAATGGCAGTATTTGTATCAAATATAGTAATTGAGCAGGGATTTAATTTTGATACTACGTTTATATTGGAAGATACAGTCACAACTAACTTATTGGACTTGACTGGGTATACGATAGAATCTCAACTCAGAAAAACTTACACATCTTCATCGGCAGTTTCTTTTGCATCTACAATTACAAATCCTACTCAAGGACAGATTGAAATATCATTAGGATCCACAATTACTTCCGATTTAAAAGAAGGTAGGTATGTTTATGACATTAAGGCAACAACAAATGGTGGATCTGTGCTGAAGTTAGTAGAAGGTTCAGCACTAGTAAGACCAGGAGTGACTAGATAATGCCAGAAATAAGAGCTAGAGTCGGATCTCAAAATGTAGTTCGTGTTTTATCAAATGCATCTTCTCCTCCATCAAATTTAATCGATTTAAGAGATGTAAATAGTGATTTTAAAACTGAAGATGGAATGATCCTTGTTTGGGATTTACCATCCCAAAAATTTATAATGACAAGTGTCATTGATTCATCATCTTCAACAATTGGTGGAATTGCTTATTATACAAATACTACTGATAACATTTTAGGTGATCCAAACTCCGGTGCAGTTCAAATTGATGGTGGAGTTGGGATTAATAAAAATCTTACTGTTGGTAATGCATTAACTGTAACTGGATTATCAACCTTTTCTTCTAATGTTGATATCAATGCATCGGTTGACATTTCTAACGATGTAGTTGTTGGTGGTGGACTAACTGTAAACGGAACATCAGAATTTATTGGAAGTGCCATCTTTAGAGGAGGCACTATTGGGATTGGCGATTCTGTAGGTGATGATATTAATGTTTCTGGTGAATTTATATCTAATTTAGTTCCAAATACAGATAATACTTATGATCTTGGTATAATATCTCAAAGATGGAGAAATGGTCTATTTTCTGGACTGGTAACTACCAATAATTTATATGTATCTGGCATATCCACATTTGCAAATAATTTAGATATTTCCGGTGATTTAAATATTGTTGGATTTGTATCAGTTACTGAAGGTCTTTATTATGATAATGAATATGATGGACCTAATGGTATTGCATTTTTTGATAATAATGGAAAATTAACTGGAGCAGCTAGTACAGAGTCTGCAATTGATACAAGTAACTATATATTAACAACACTAGAAACAGCAGGAATAGGAACTCCTGTATGGACAAGCACTATTGATGGAGGAGAATACTAGTGGCAAAACCAAGCACAAGACAAGGATTGATAGATTATTGTCTAAGACAATTAGGTGCCCCTGTTCTGGAAATCAATGTTGCTGATGAGCAAATAGATGATTTAGTGGATGATGCAATTCAATATTTTAATGAAAGACATTATGATGGTGTCGAAAGAATGTACTTGAAATATAAAGTTACTCAGGAAGACCTTGATAGGGGAAAGGCAGGAGGAACTGATGGTGTTGGAATAGTTACTACTACAGGAACTTCCAATATTTCTGGCATTTCCACTACTTTTAATTTTTACGAAACATCAAATTATATTCAAGTTCCAGATTCCGTAATTGGTATTGAAAAAATATTTAAATTTGATACCAGTTCTATTTCCGGCGGAATGTTTAGTATCAAGTACCAACTATTTTTGAATGACTTATACTATTTCAATTCTGTAGAACTTTTACAATATGCAATGACGAAATCTTATCTGGAAGATATTGATTTCTTATTGACTACTGATAAGCAAATACGATTCAATAAAAGACAAAATAGATTATACTTAGATATTGATTGGGGAGCACAATCAAAAGATACA